AAACATAGAAGATTAGCCGGAATATTTAAGTGTGAGTATTGACGATGAACTGTACAACATTAAAAACCGATTAGGATTTTGAACAACCCGGAATACATATTAGTTGATGAAATAGAAACCGTTGTTACGGCTGTTAAGGCAGCGTTATCGTTACCGGTTTTAAATTATCAGTATGGTTATGTTACGGAGTTGAATGAAACGCTAAATGAGTTTAGCAAAACGGCTGAATTTAAGGCGTTAAAATTTCCTTTGGTTTGGGTTGCACAACCTTTCACCATCAGGCGCGAAGCATACGGGTACTATGGGAAGGTAAAAGTTGATTTGTTTATTTTCAACAAAACAGACGTAAATCTGAAGGCTGAAGACAGGATGACAAATAATTTTAAACCTACCATTAACCCGATTGCACGGCAGTTGCTGATTGAATTAGCAAAGAGCCGGGCGTTCAATGAAAATACAGCCGGTAAGATAGTGCATGAAGAAACGGATAGATATTATTGGGATGGAATTAACCCCACCATTACCGATATAGTTGATTGGAAAGTATTAAAAGGGGTTGAACTTACAATAAAAAATAATTGTCCATAACATTTAAAATTAAAAAATTATGTCTTATTCATTATGCGGCACATCTGTTGACAATTTAGGGCAACAAGAGTGCGACAAAGCAAGGGGCGTACTTATCAAAATTGCCATTGATAACGGCATTGTTTCAGCCGCCAACTATGCTTCCACTGCGTTATTCCATGCCGAATTGGTACGCAAATCGAAGCTAAGTAAAAATGAAGCTGAAAAGCTATTTATACTGCCTGAAATTCAGGACCTGGTTTTAAACAATGAAGGCAACCAGGACGGTACTTTAAACCAAGGTTTTAAAACCGTATTGCGCGAGGGTAAGCCGGGTTACAAATTTAAGTTTTTCGGCGGTGCTGATCTGCTTAAGCGTTGCCGTACATTTAACAATGTAACGGTACGTATCCGTGAATACGATGCCAACGGCGTATGGTGGTCAACTAAGATCAGTGATGATTCAAAGGGCTTCCAGGCAAAGTTATTCTTTAGCGGCGGCGACATTGCAACCGGGCAAAATGTGGAAGAAGGTGTCATTGAGTGTACTGTTTCAATTTTGAGTAACTCAGAATATAAGCAAAATGCTTACTGGGTTGAAACGGCTGCAGCCGAAAACGTGGAGGATATCGTTCCATTGATTGACGTTGCATTGACAAACATCAGCCATTCAAGTAATGTATGGAAAATCGGTATGTACATAAACGGTTCAAACATGACAGGGCCGTACAACATTTATGACACTCATGGTGCAGCCATTGCAGCGTTAACCTTTACTGCCGGTACGGGTACTAATTACGGTACTTCGCTGGCAATTACCAGCGTTGCAGTTGATGGCGCTTTAAAGTGTTTGACAGTAACATTTGATTCATCTGCCTACACTGCTTTGGCAGGGGGCACGGTTATTAAATTGATACCGCCAACAGTGGCAGTATTGGATGCAGCAGACGTTACAGAAACGGAGTTGCTTTATGTTTTATTAACCAAATAATTTAACGGGGTCGGTAGGTTAGTTACCGGCCCCATAAATTTAGCATTATGAATTACAACGGCATATCTTTTAATCATTTATTTTGGGCGGGTAAGACATTGCAGGAATTTGTTAAGCATGAGTCACATCATGGATTAACTATTAACCAGCTTGAAGAGGCGTTTTACCTTATTAATCCGAAAAAAGATGACGATACAGAAACTATTAAACAAAGTGAAGGCGGTAAGGCCAGAGGCAATAATAAGCCTGTCATTGTCAAAGACAAGTGATGACCTTGTTGCCAGCAACCAAGACAGAATGTTAGCCGGTAAGCGTGCAGACGGGACAACGATGCCGGAATACAGTTATCGTTCGGTTACTGTTTTCGGCAAAGAACCAGGGCCGATAAAGTTATTTGATACCGGGGATTTTCAGTCAAACATTTTTGTAGAAGTACGTGGGGATAAGATTTTTACACAAAGCCGGGATAGTAAAAATAATATGTTGGAATTTGATGAAAGATACCAGCCAATTTTTGGGTTATCCGGTTCATTTAAGTCTGAATATATCAGTGTTTTAAAACCTGTTTTAATAAATGAATTTAAAAAAGCAACAGGGCTTTGAGTTACTGCGAAAAATGCCGCGAAGATTGGCGGCGTGAAAAACTTAACCGCGCAATAATTGAGGCGCAAAATGTGGCAAATGAAACCGGGCAAACGCAGGCAATAATAAAGAACGGTTGTATTTATCAAATAATAAAAGCCACAGATGCAACAGAAGCAATCAGATATATCTCTTCCCAAAATTTATAGCTCATGCAATGACCTTCCTTTGCGTAACTTCATTGATTGCATTGTTGACAGTAATTTACAGGCGTTAACTATTTCCGGCTTCCCTGGTGAAAGTGAATTAAAAACCGCCTGGGATAATATCTTACTTGAATACAGCGAACTTATCGGAAATAATGAGTATCGTATTTACGTTCAATTATTTAAGGAAATTCAGATAAGTAAAATAACACTTGACCAGCTTACTATTGCTTTAAATATTTTACAGGTTACATACGATGAATTTTTTGCCGATGAGGTTAACCGTATATTGCGTACATCATGCCGCTTTAATTGGCAAGATCAGGCGAGTTACCAGGCTGAAGTAAAAAAATGCTTTAACCGTTCAAAGGCTTTTAAAATTGCTCTGGATTTAAAGTTATTGAAGTTTGAATCCATTGAAGCTAAAAATAAAAATAAACCTGGTCAGAAAATAGACCGTAAATATTTTACCTCAATTTTAATAACCCTTTCCGACCATGCAAAGTACCGTATTGAGGATAGTATTACTGTTGCTGAATTTTGCGAAAGGGTTAAGCGTTTTTCTGAATATTGTGAACAACAAAAATCATTTAAGTAATGGCAGAAGAACTCATATCGTCCTATGTCGACCAGTCAGCTATTAAGGCTCAGACTGATTTTTTGATTAAGGAATTGGAACGTGCAAAAAAGCAGTATCAAAGTCTTTCAGATGCCATTAAGAATATCCGGGGATCGAATTCATTTGCCGACACTTCTAAATTAGCACAACAGGCAGAAAAAGAACAACAGGCGTTACTTAAAACACAGCAACAAATAATTAAGGCAAAGCAGGAGCAAGTCAAACTTGAAAACCAGCTATTGCAGCAGCAGATATTACAGGAAAAACAGGCCCAGGCAAATTTAAAAACCACACAGGCCCAGGGTAAGGTAAAAAAAGAGGTTGTAACGGAATCGGTAACAAACCCGCGTTTTAGTGATAACCCCGCTGATCTTCAAAAGACAGGCAGCGTATTGAATGAACTTGATAAGCAGCAGGCAGCGGCGGCAAATAGTGCCTTTGCTTTAGGACAGGCGCAGCAATCAGGTGTAAAGATCGTAAAAGATAAAACGGCTGCAAATAAAGCGTTGATTGTAACTGAAAAGGAAATTGCCCTTGCATTGGCTCAGGATAAATTATTAGCACAACAGGCGGCGCAGGCATTAAAAAATAAGGTGCGGGAGGAATTAGCCGTTAAGGGTTCATTGGAGCAACGCCGGGCGGCATTGATACGCTTAAATGCGGTTTATGATAATCAGTCGCCACAGGAACGTGCATCTGCCAGCGGGCAACGGCTGCAAAGGATTTTAGGCGGCTTAGATACTCAGGTTAAAACGCTGGAATCAACCACCGGCAGGTCTCAAAGAAATGTTGGTAATTACGGCAGTGCATTTGATAAGGTGAAAGACGGGGCGCAGCGTGCATTTTCTGGCATCAGGACACTGGCAAATATTTTACCTGGTTTGGGTATAAGTGGCATATTTTTATTGGGTTATGAGGCTATTGTTAAGGTGGTGGATATACTGGGTATTGCCAAAACAAAAGTATTTGATTTTATTGCACAACGTGAAACGCTTAATACAATAAGTGAAAAAGCAAATGAGGCTTATGCGGCTGAAGGCGTAAAATTGAGGCTGTTAAGTTCTGAATATCAGAACGCAAACACAACCGCCGGAAGGCGCAAAGAAATACAGGGAGAGTTAAATAAATTAGCCCCGGCTTATTTTAGCAACCTTGATTCAGAGGCTAAATTTATGTCAACCATTGCAGAAAACACAGACAAGGCATCAAAAGCAATGTTGATAAGGGCAAAGATTACGGCGGCTGAAGGGTTATTGACTTCTAAATTTAAAGATTTACTTGATAAGCAATTTGACCCTACAAAGGCGTTAACATTTACAGATAAGTTAAAAAGTGGCACGCGAGATATTGGTACTACTTTAAAAAACTTGTTTAATATTGGTGCAGGTCCTACTGAATCAGATGTATTAGATTTAGCGGGACGTGCAGAAAAAGGGGTTAAAAAGGCTGAAAAAGAATATACCGAATTTGAGGACTTTATAAAGAAATTTATATCGGGCGCAAATTTAGAACTTGAAAAGTTAGGCGGCAAACTTACCGGTGGTACTACCGGTGCAGCCGCTAAAGCCCAAAAAGCCTTATCTGACAGGCTCTCCCAGTCATTTGAGCGGTTTAAACTTGAACAAGAGAATTTACTAAGGCTATTAAAAGAAGGTGCAGAAGATGAAAGGTCAGTTTATAATACCCGGTTAAGATATCTTGATGTATTTAATGCTGAACAAAAAGAGCTTATAAACAGGCAACTTGAATTTGATTTAGCGAAAAATGAAGAAAAAAGAGTTAAAGACGTGGCGGCAGCAAAGGGTCGCGCTGATGAAATTGAGATTATAAACTTTAACGCCTCAGAGGCCGCCAAAACTGCAAAATTAAAAGCTGAATTAGATATTGAAGCAGCCGACCGCCTGCATCATGAAAACCGTATTAAATTACTTAATGATTATGAGCAAACCAACCGGGATATTTTAGATCAAGAGTACGATTACGAAAAATGGACTCAAGATCAAATTGCGGAGGCCCGCGCTGGTCAGGCGGCTGGAATGAAAGAGTTTGAAGATCAGGACAAAAAGGATTTAGAAGATAAGAAAAAACGTATCCTTTCATTTTTGGATGTATTGCAGGGTTATTACAACCAGGTTTCAGGCATTATTTCCGGCGCGTTAAATATCGGGTTCACTAAAAAGAAAAATGAATCTCAATTAGCTATTGAAGAGATCGAAAAACAAAGGGATGCTGAACTGGCTGCCAATGAAGCGCGGGTGCAATCTGAGCAAGATAAGGCCGCAAATATAGCCATTATTAACAGCCGGGCTGAGCAACAGAAAAGGCAGCAGGAACAAAGGCAAAGGGATATTGACCGCAAAAGGGCGCAGGTTGACAAGGCTATTGCTATATTTCAGATAACTTTGGATACGGCTAAAAATGTGGTAGCCGCAAAGACAATACCCGGCAAGATAATTGCAGCCGCTTTTGGTGCCGCTCAATTAGCTATTGCCGTTGCCACACCTATACCGCGCTTTAAAACAGGTAAAAAAAGAGGACAAGTTTATGAAGGCCCAGGTATTGTAAACGATGGCCCAAACATGGAAGTAATCGAAAGGGCGGACGGATCTATTGAGATGCCACAGGGCCGCAATGTTTTAACCCATGTTGGAGCAAACGATATAATACACCCGGATAAAGACGCGTGGATAAATGCGGTATTAAACGCTGCTATGCGCGACGGTTCAAAGAGGCTGCCGGGTAATTACGGTAAAGGCGACAATCAACTGGCAGCGGCATTAACTCAACAAACAAGGCTATTAAAAAAAATAGCTGATAAGCCGGTAAGCACAACCCATGCAACAGACAGGGGTTTAGTACAGGTTATAAATTGGGGAGCAAAACAAATTAAGTACATCAACGAAAACACAAACTGGTAAATGTTTCAAGGCTCATCATATTTATTTGCCATACAGGATAAGGACTTTCGTTTTTGGAAGTTAGATAACGGCGTTATTAAATGCACTGCCGCACCTTACTTTTTGGAATTTTCCCCTGCAGGCTGGCAGGAGATATCAGTTCAAAATATACGAAATAAAAAATATTGGGGCATTGATCGAAGCGTAACTATACCGTTAAGCTATGTTAATGACGGGGCAACGATTTTAAAACACATTTTCCTTACAAAAGGACTTGAAGAGCCTGTATACTTATCAATACTTGAACAACAGTTATTTTATCAGCCATATCCAAAAGCAACGCTGGCATACACCGCCGGGCAAAGCCCTTTTACACCAAATGTTGCAACAACGGGAACGATAACCGGAACGCCGGGCGACGTGGTTAAAATTAAAATGACGTTAACGCTTCCTGATCCGCCGGACGATAAAATAGAGGGAGACTTTGACGGATTTCATTTTGTACATACCGGCCTTACAACTTCTGGGCCTATTGGTTTTGAACCTGACCGTATTTATTCTTTAACTATTCCTGTTGGTGGTATAATTAATTTTGATTTTACTTTTACGCAAGGCGTTGGCAGTTCAGCAACGGCGGGCATGACGTTATTAAATGAAAATGAAAGCGAAGTATTTGGCTATGGGTATTGGTACAAACAACGGTTCAGGGGTGAATTTGATTTAACCACATACAACCATGAAGGCGCAAAGGTAAGAGCAACAATATTGGAGGACGGGTTTATAAAATACTTAAAAGCAAATGAAAGTACAACGCTGGAATTACCGTTAAATGTTGATGAGTGTGTTTATGTTAAATTAGACGGTATAAATCTGCATGAAAAAGCAAATTATGCAGATACGCCGGGCGTAATATTTTCACCCACAACTTTAGGCGGCGGTGCTGATCGTGGTTTAACTACTTCTATTTTCTTAAACAATGAGGGAGATCATGTAGGCATATTATTGGAGTCGCAATTTCAACAGGCTTATGCTTCATTTGATGAAACAATACAGGCAACGAATTGTATAATGCACAATGTTTATAGCGTGCCTGTTGTGCTTACAATTACCGGGGTCAGTGAATTTACTTGTACAAGCCAAAACGGAAACTGGGGAGTTAAACGCCGTTTCCTGCTTACCAGTTCAACCGTACCAACTCAAAACGATAACGAATATCAATCGACTGCAGCAATGGTTATAGGGCAAACATACACACAGGCCTATACAGAAACAATAACGCTACCGCCGGGAGAAAGGCTATACACCCAATCTTTATTTTTTGGGGGTGTATCTGGCAACCCTGGTTTTGAATTTACAGATAACAGCAAATTTACGATTGAATTTGTAAGCCGCTATGAGGCTACGTATGTACGTGGTTTTAAAGGGCAGTATTTGTGGGATAAGTATGTTGACCATGTTACGGAGGGTAATTTTTCGGCTGAAGTAGGTAGTTTTTTATCTGCAAATAGTGATAAGGTTTTCACTTGTGGTAATGCTTTGCGCGGGTTAAGTGATGCGGTTTTAAAGTGGGATTTTGCCGGGTTCTTCCAGTTTTGGGATAGCTTTACCGCCGCCGGGTTGACTGAACAAGGGGGCAAAATTGATATTGCAGAAAAGCAGGGCTTAATAGACTTGTCCGATATTATCGAACTGCCTGAACCTTCAAATCTTTCTTTATCTGTTGCTGATGAATATTTGTACAATGTTTTAAAAATAGGTTACCCTGCAATTAAAAATGATGTTGGCGTATTGAACGGGAATCAGGAGTTTAATACAGGATTTCAATTCAGTTTAGGTACAATGAAAAAGCCGGCTGAATTAGATAAGACCAGTCAAATAAGCGCAAGTTGCTATGCTATTGAAAAAATAAGGGTTACAACGGCAAACAAAGACACCACAGATTATAAGGCTGATAATGATGTTTTCGTTTTGGCAATTATTGATACATTAATACCCGCCAGTGGCGACATACCAGCACATTATGAACTTGACAGAACATTAAACGCCACTGCCACCGGGTTAATAGAACCGGAAACAGTATTTAATTTGCCGTTAACGCCGCATACCAATTTAAAGCGTAACGGTGCATTTTTGCGGTCATGCCTTTGGAAATGTGATTATAAAAATTTAGATTTTAAAACCTCCGATAAAAACAGCAGCTTAACTTTTACCCATCCATTGTACGGGTATATGGCTGAAAATCAAAACGAAAATATCGGTAATTTAGGCAGCCAGTTTTTTGTACCTTTAATCTTTAATATCACAGTACCGCCGCCAAATGATCTTTTAAGTCTTTTGGATGCGAATCCTTTAAAAATATACCGCTTCCCGTTTTATGGCAATTATTACACCGGTATTTTAATAGAGGTATCAACAGGTTTGGCAGCACATACGGCGCAAAATTGGAAGTTACTGGCATTGCCTGACAATGATTTTGAAAAATTAATAGAATATTATGGATAACACAATATATACGCCGGAACTTAACCCGATTGTTTTCTACCGCGAAGACCGGGCAACAACGGACGTTTTTCAAACGCCGCACTTTGAGGACTTCCCATTTGGTGAAAGGGGCAAAGCATGGCTTCAGGCCGGGGCATTTAAGCAGCTATGGCAAACAGATGATATAATAAACCTGCAATTTGCATCTACATTTGACCCGATAATAATTACACTGCTTAACACGGATGGTGTGGCAGTAATTACTTTACCGGCGCTTATCGGCCTGCCAAATATTTACTACCCAAACGCTTACTCATTTGAAGTTGCAATGAGCCTGGCCGGTTTAACTGCCGGTTGTTACCGCCTTAAAAGAACACTCGGCAGTGCGGGGCCTTCACAGGTAATTGAGTATTCAGATTGGATGTTTATTTCAGACGAACCGATTGAAGACACGATTTTATTACAGTATAAACATAGCCGGTTTTATAAGGATGTTATTTTTGAAACGGGTATTGAGTTTGGATTAAGAGTACCGGCGTGGATAGACTATGACCGCCAGGGGCGCAAATCAAATCAGGAAATTTACCGGGATGAAAGGTATAATCAAACTATTTTAAATAGCAATTCATCCAAAAATTACCCGGTTTATTTTGGTGATGAATTTGGGTTGCCGACTGATTTGATAAACATAATTGAGTTAGCTTTAGAGTGCGACAGCGTTAAACTTGATAACAAATTAATGTGTATTGCTGAAGGTGCAAACGTGGAGTACAACGATCTGGAAGGGCAACGGTTCCGGGGGCTTAATTGTGTAATGGAGCCGGGGCTGAATAGAAGTAGCCGGATAACATCCGTTGATATTGATACTACAAAGAAGCTGAATTACGGTATTATGGTCGATAAAAAAGTTTTTGGAGATACCAGCAACCAGGGCAGCGGCAATACCGTACCTGTTTTAACAGTAGAATAAAAAAAATCATCATGGCAGTAAACTTGCAAATATTTTTAGGAACGGTAAACTATACCGATTATCTCCATGTAACGGCGGCAAAGGTTGCCAGCCCCGCAACGGTTGTTTGGGAAGACTGGATTGCCGTACCAGTTACCAATTACACGTTGGTAATACCTGGCTTAGACCCTGATGATTATTATATCAGTTTTTACGACAGCCCCGATAATGTAAGTTTAGGCACGTTGGTAAGTCAATGTTTTGTTAACGGTAAAACGCCTGAATATGGTTATGAAGTAAGGTTTTATGAGATTGGTAATTTACCAGTAACGGCAACTTTAGACGTAACGGAAAAAATAATAACAGACACATACCTGATCGGAAAAACTATTGAAAGTTATTTTAAAGAGGGGTTCCGGTTTTTAGAACCCGATACTGAAATTACATTTGATGATACCACCGGTGACATGGAATTGCTTACCGGGGCTAATTTTGAAACAGGAGAAAAGTTTGCCATAACAATTAAGTACGCCGTTGGCATGGTTGCAGTAAGTGGTGGTAACGGCCTTTATACAGGCACTTTAAATGTAAGCGCGGCAACATACACCTTACTTGTAGGCGACAAAAATAAGCGGGTTAGATGTGTTGGTTCAGGATCTACTCAGGTAATTACACTGCCTGCTTTATCGGGTATATCCATTGACGAAGGGTATTATTTTGACAACACCGCCACCGGGGTTGCCAGCCAGGTAAAAATACTTGTAAACGGAAGCGACAGGATTCAATACAACGGCTTTGATCTTGCATTGAATGAATTTGAGGAGTTTTGGGTAAGCAAAGGGCAGCATCTTTTATTACGGAAATTTGATGACGATTACTGGGAGGTTATAACTGACTGGAAAGGCACTTGTGTAGGTGAAAAAGTAACAGTTGGTTATAAGTCACACCCGTTAATTATAACTGAAAACGGCCAGTTAATGGACGGTGATGAATGGCCGTTAATGTGGTGGTGGTTGAATAATGTATTGCCATCAACACATAAATACATTACTGACACGGTAACCGGTTCATTTACACCGGATGCCACAAAGCCCGGTCAGTTTGCGGTTCATAGCACTTTAAAAAAGTGGCGGATGCCAACTACAACAGGGTTAATTCAAAAAGGATTAGCCAATTTTGAAACATACGGAACAGACACGGCAAATCGTCCTGTAGATTACCCAGGCGGGTACCAGGCAGAAATGATGTTAAGCCATAGCCATAAAGTAAAGACAGGCGGTAACGGAACGGGCGCAGATCCAGGACGTTCGTTAATTCGTCAATCTTATAATGGCGATGCTTACCAAACCGGTGCGAGTAGTGGAGGCCCGTATATTGAAACAGTAGGCGGTGCGCAAAACCGTGTGAATAATGATGGGGTTATATTCGCTCGTCGTATGGGTTAACTTAATAAAAAAGTAATTGGTTTAATAAAATAATAAATTAAATTTACAGTATGAAAAAAGGCCTTACAAGGCCAAAGCAGTTAACGGGTTTCTTTGATAACTACAAAGCACTCAAGACAGCAATGGCTTTTTTAATTATTTTTGTTTCATTTAGTGCGTCCGCACAGTACGACAGTACTAAACTTTTACAAGATCAAAACAGTTATGGTTTCCGCTGGAAGAACGGGAAGTTCCGTTATCAATTAACTATTCCTACTGATACGGTTCCAATGGCTGTAGCGGATAGTGGATCATTGGCTTATAAAAATGGCAGCGTTTATAAATGGTCTGGTTATTCCTGGGCTTCAGTTGGCGGCACCGCCGGCTGGTCATTAACAGGCAACGCCCTCACCTCCCCCGGAACGAACTTTTTGGGGACTACGGATGCGCAACCGTTACGATTTAGAGTTAATAATATTTGGGCAGGTCAGTTAGATGAAAATACAATTTCAGGTAACACAAGCTATGGTTTTCACAGTGGGGAAAATACAGTAAATTCAGGTGGTTCAGAAGGTGCATATAATACATCAATAGGTCATTATTCTTTATGGCAAAACACAACAGGTTCTCAAAATACCGCTGTTGGTATGCAGTCTTTAATTAGTAACACAACAGGATATGATAATGTTGGGGTTGGCTTAAACACATTACAAAGTAATATATCAGGTGCAGATAATACAGCGGCAGGTAATTTTTCATTGTATTATTCAACAGGTTCAAGCAATATTGCTTTAGGTGGGCATTCTGGGCTATGGCATACATCAGGAGATAAAAGACTTTACATTAATTCAATACAAAAATCTACTATTGCAGAAGATAGTACCCAATCCATTATTTACGGCGCAATGGATTCCGCAGCAGCCTCACAACGCTTATACCTTAACAGTCAGGTTTACACCCCTTACTATGTAGCGCAGTCAAATGCAGCCGATTCTATGGTAGTTATAAACCCTGCCGATGGTAAGCAAGGTTACAGGGCTATACCCGCAGTTAGTAGTACCCCCACATGGCAACAAACATTAACGGCAGGTAGTACACTAACAGGGAATAACACAGTTGATGGAAATGCCTACGATTTTACTTTTTCAGATATGGGGGAAACTTCAATTACGCAAACCGCCCCCGCTTCTGTAAGTGGGGCAAATGGCACGGCAGGGGCAAACCCGTTAACTGTTACAGGAAGTGCTGGTGGTGCAACAAGTCATAACGGTGCTTTGGCGAGTGGTGGTAATTCAGGTGATGTTGCAATTACAACCGGTAATGGAGGTGCAGTAACAGGTTCACCAACAACAGGTGTGGGTGGTAATGCAGGTGAGATAAGACTACTTGGCGGTGATGGTGGTACAGGTACAACCAATGGCGGCAATGGAGGTAACGTGGAAATGCAAGGAGGTAATGCAGGCTTTGGTACAGCACAAGGCGCGGCAGGTTATGCAAGCGTTAAAGGCGGTAATGCCTTCCCGTCGGGTAACGCAGATGGAGGTAATGTTTACGTTGTTTCAGGTGCAAAAAATGGAAGCGGCCAGGATGGAAGTATATTTTTAGGACTATCCCCGTCTTTAGTTGTAAGAGGTAATACAGTTATTGGAAGTTCAACAGATGATTATACCAATAAATTGCAGGTAACAGGGAACACCAAACTAACCAGTTCCGCCACCACCACCACAGGACTTGACGTATCATCAAGTACCATATCATCAGGTGCATTAGCCACCTTCACCAACACAGGTACGGCGGCGGCAAGTAATACAAAGAAAGTATTGTCTATTGTTTCATCAGGCGCAAACGCTACAAGTACGCAGACGGTAACGGGGCAATCCATCAGCGTTACCAATACGGGAACGACATCAACTAATGTGGGGTTGAGTGTTACGGCAAGTGGGGCGAGTACGAATAATGCTTTAGTATTATTAGGCAACGTATCTGCCACTACAAGTGATTTTAGCGGTAAGGATTGGATTGGCTATAATGCAGGTTCAGCAAAGTCTTATGTTGGTGGTGCTGGTGCTTGGTCAGTTGCAAGTGGTGGTTATTTTGGTATTACAAATTCTGCAACTTCTCCTTTTGGGGCTGATATTTTTTTAAACAGACAAAGCGCAGGTGTTTTTGGAGTTGGTACAAGTTCGACAAATGCGTTGGGGACTTTAAATTTAGCTACATTAACAGCATCTACTAAAATAAATGTAACCACCGGCGCAAACAAATCAGCAGGTCAAGCAACATTGGTAGGTGGTACAGTAACAGTAAATACAACAGCAGTTACAGCATCAAGTCTTATTTATTTTACTGTTGCAACCCCCGGCGGTACACAAGGATATTTATCAGTAGGAACAATAACAGCAGCTACAAGTTTTGTAATTAATTCAACAAGCGGAACGGAAACATCAGTTGTAAATTGGTGGCTAATAAACTAACCCAATGGAACCAATAACAGACAGGGAAATAATTGTAAGGTTGGATGCGAATGTATCACAGCTTAAAGATGCTATAATTCGCTTTGAGGCGGCATTGATAAAATTAGAGGAAACGAAAGTAAGAGACCTTGATGAACGTACAAGTAAAATTGAAAAGTGGATGGCTGAATGGTCGGGGGCATACAAGATAATTGCACTGGCAGCACTGGCAATCGGTATTTTCAACAGCATAAAACCATATCTCAAATGATGGATTACAGCATACTTTACATGGGCACTATCGGCATGGTAACAATGGCGACCGCAATAGTAGCCTTTGTTTTGTGGGCTTCATCTGCATTAAAAAAACAACGGCAATATTTAGAGCAAAGGGATAAGCACTACCTTGCCCGTATTGAAGTAGTTGAAAACTTAGTGAAAAATGAATTTAAAATAATTACCGAACACTTAAAAAAAATGACAACATGATACTACTAAAAATCTCAATCATAATTGCCGCCTTCATTGCCGGTTATTTTGTAGGTTCAAACAACCCGACAAAATCAGTTATTAAAAAAATAAAAGATAAACTATGATTATAAACCTTATTGCCGGTTTGCTTGGATGGTTATTCATGGCACTGGCACGATTAAGCAGTTTACAAAAGGATTTTCGTGTAGCTAATCAGCCCTTTGTTTTCAGCAAGTTTGTTGCAGGCGAATGGGTAGGCTGGCTTATGTCCTTTGTGTTCATCCTGATAATGGCACTGACTATTAACGAATGGGTTACCATTAAACCCGATACGGAAAAATATATCCGCATCATATTCACAATGGGCGGTGCAATCGGTAGCTGGGCTTTCATGCTTTTTTTGGGTAAGAGTAAAAAGTTCATCAGGTCAAAGATTGACGATAAGACAAATGAACTTGACAGCATGAAAGTTGATATAAGCAAATTTCCTTCAACCGCTTCAATCCCAAACAATGACACAACGCCATAAACTGCAAAGCCAAATTAAAATCGTTTGGCTCATCCTCCTTGCCATAATCATTACAGCTATCCTGGCCAGCTGCAGCACCGCCGAAAAGTTACTTGATAAGGCTGAGAAAAAGGATCCGGCAATAGTGGCAAAACTGGCACGGGATAAATACCCGTGTACTGACCTGCTCAAAAATGATACGGCTATAATTTGGCGGGATTCAACTATTTACATCGAATGCCCCGATAATTCAAACCCGTTTGAGGTGGTTACAGTAAGGACAGACACGGTTAATAACATTGTAACCAGGGTAATTAAAGTACCGGTTAAGGTGCAACTGCCGGGTAAAGTAGTTACAAGGTGGTTTGAGGACAGTGCAAAGCTGCGTGTGTCGGCTGTGGAGTTAAACGGATGCATTGAGGCGGTTAAAAAGTTACAGGCAGCTAACGACAAGCTAACCGTTAAAATTGCCCGTAAAACAAAAGAAAATTGGATATGGCGGGTGATAATATTGTGCTGGTTGGTATGGAAGGGAATTAAATTGTACAGAAAAATAATGATAAAGATATGATAAACAAAGCAACCATTGACCTGATTAAGAGTTTTGAGGGGCTGGAATTAAAAGCCTATGTTGACCCTGCAACCGGCGGGGAGCCGATAACAATCGGTTACGGAACAACAATCTACCCGAACGGGGTTAAGGTTAAATTAGGGGATAAGATTACCCAGGAGCAGGCGCTTGAGTACTTAACAGATGATGTAAATATGTTTGCTGTTAAAGTGCAAAAGCTGGTAAAAAACCTGTTAACTGAAAATCAGTTTGGCGCAATAGTAAGTTTTGCATACAATGTAGGAACGGGTAATTTGGCAAAAAGTACCCTGCTGAAAAAGGTAAATGCAAACCCGGCTGATAAGTTGATTGTTGATGAGTTTATGAAATGGAATAAGGCAGCCGGTAAGATCATGAACGGTTTAACCCGGCGAAGGGCAGCGGAGGCGAAGTTATATTTTACACGATAGTTTTCTCATACAGCATAGCGTTTGGTTTAACGGCCCTTGTTTCTACAAGGGCCTTGTTGCATAAAACAACCCCCGGCTAACCAAACCGGGGGCATAAACAAAACACCAAATCAAAACGGTAAACTCGAAGTATCTTGAATAGCCGGTGCAGCCATGTTACCGGCGGGCTGTTCGGCAGGTTTCCACGTGTCAACCTTTGCGTACAGGTTGCCATTTTTGGATTTCAGCACCTGCAGCCGCAACTGTTTCTTATCCTGGTACTCGGTAATAAGTTCCGGATGCGCCTTACAAAACGCAAACAGATCATTCATTGTAATTACCAGGGCACCGATCACAAAATCGGGCTGGTTGTCTTTTTTGTTGAAGAACCTTAGTCCTTCGGGTAGTACTTCATCTGCCATTGTATTTATCCGGTTATCAGAGCCGGTATGATTGTTGCCTGTAACCGACAGGCGGCGGGTTTAATTTTTAGGTGGTGGTGGGTCGCTGTTTAAATATTTCGTAAAGTTCGGAGGTGGTGTAAACGGGATTAGTGCCAAGTTTAAACCATTTTTTAAGCCACGGTCTATACTCATTTTCATTTACCCACTCCGCAAACTCAATAGCATCTGATGGTGCTGTGGGTGAGGGGTAGAGGGATAGCCATTCAATGTTTTCCTTCCCCTCCAGTTTATAAAACTCATCAATCAATATCATACCTCCTACTTTTGAATCTACGCTCCTGATAAATACTCTGCCACCTGTGTCTTCATAATCTTTTTTAATCGGGAACATTTCACTTGCCTTTACCCATTGCCATAGTTCCCCGACTGTCTGCTGTGGTACTGGTTGCTCCGTTGGGTTACTCCATTCATAAGGAAAATCTCTTTCGTCTGCCATAATTATTTCCGCTATCGTTACGGTTGCCGTTTTTTATTTTTTAGGTGGTGGTGGTGTATTTGCCGATTATTAAGCTAATGGGTTATTATCAATTTTACCGGGAACAAATGGAGTTGCAAGTTCGTTATATTTATTCTGCCAAAACGTAACCAATCCGGCAAGCCTTTCACATTCTTCTTTAAAATCGTTCAGGTTGTTTTGTATTTCAGCCATTTCTTTAACCCTACTGATATTTCCTAAATGCCAATCATTTGACTTAGCATCTGATGGTGCTGTGGGTGAGGGGTGGAGGGAGGCAATTAGTTCTTCTTCTGTAAATACCCAACCATCGTTATAAGTCCTTGCTTTATCAATTAAATCTTTAATCTTATCCAAACTATACCCACCTGCCTGCTGTGGTTGGATAGCTTTTAACCCTGCATCCAAAAAGAAATTAAGCCTTTGCCAATCAGGTTGGTCATTTTCAATATTTGGGAATAGCTTTTTAAATTGTTCCTTTTGCCATTGCTTTTCAGATTCTACTGGTGACCATTCTAATGGAAGTTTATCTGTCTGCTGTGGTACTGGTGCTGTGGGTGAGGGGTGGAGGGATAATTTTAAATTTTCAATTTCATCGTTCAATACTTTAATACACTTATCCTTTCGGTCTATTTCTAATAAATAATCTTCACCTGAACGACCAACTGAACGTCTTAACTTTTCTATTAAAATATCCTTATCATCCCCCTGTTCCCCACCTGTCTGCTGTGGTACTGGTTGATGGGAGGCGTATTTTTCAGCAGCAAGTACCATACTTTCATCCCTTCTGGTATGTTCAATAATTATATTGTAATCATCTTCAAGTATTTGTACGTATGTCCTTTTCATAACTGTATTGTTTTATTTTTGGTTTTTTAAGTAGCTTATTATAGCATTTCCCACACCACAACTCACCTTTAAATACAGGCGGTTTTTTGCCGCATTTAATACATAGTTCTTTGGGCTTTGCTGTTTGTGCCATGATTAAAGTGTTTTTAAGAGATAATTTTTACAAAATTGTGCGACTACTTTAAATGAAGATTGTAATTTACTTTTACCAATTTCATTTACCCGACAAGCAATAACACCACTTCCATCATCATATTTGGTAATTGCTATTCTATCTCCTGTGATACTAAATTGGTACTGTTCGCCTTCTTCTTTATTAGTTGGCAAACTTTCTATTTTTTCAATTACAGGCATAAGCAAATCCATGCTTTCATTAAAAGCAACTTTGCCCATACTTGGGTGCTTTAGCGTCATGTATATTCGCAGCCTTTCGGCATCCCATCCCATGAATAAGGCTATGTATTGACAGCCTACAAAATCTGTGTCTATTTCTGCTGTTTGTTCCATGATTAATTATTTAAAAAAAGTTTTATCTGGATAAAATCCACCACCTTTAAATATTTTTCCGCACCCTGTACATACCCGTTTTGCTACCCATCCTGACAAACCATTTTCATCTCTATCACCTTTACTTCCAAAATGTTCTTCTTTCATAATAGCTATTCGGTGTAATGTGTGGTCAGCAAAAACAGGATTTTTACAACTTGTCTTTCTTCTATGTGGGGCATCAAATCCAAAATCAGCCACATAGTTATTCTGAATATCATCATTAAAATAGTTCGATTTTTTGTGTGCCATAGTGGTTATTATTTTAGTAGTTCGGGGGATTCATAAATGTTGCCGATGATTTCAAGGTTACCCTCAATAAAAGATGTTGTTTGCATATCCGATAACCCACTCCAAAATTGAATTTTATCAAAAGGCTTAAAAAAATCATCTTGAAATTGATTGATAACTAAGCCTCCATTTTCTCTCCAAATTTTGTACATATTACCCCTGGGCGCTTCTTCTTTTAAAATATCCCCCTCATAAATTTCATTCCCGTTGCGGTCTTTTAGTCCGGTGTATTGAGATTCAGTTCCTTTAAAGCAAGATGTAAAAAGTAAATCTGTTTCTATACTTTCTTGTATTCTTGGGTTACCATAACAGTCATAAATAAGATTACCATAAACAAAATTACAATCGCTCATATCATCCTTTAATGCCCTAAATTTAATATCTCTCATAATTTTTATTTTAGTAGTCAGGACAGGATTCGAACCTGTAATGCACATCCAGTGCTTCGGCATAGCCCTTATCCGCAGTTGGAAACCGCAGTTACTATTTCGTCAAATAGAGCCTTACCAGTGCGTTTCCCAGTTTCGCCACCTGACTATTTTTAAATTTTCCCCGCCCTCACCCATGTATCTATAACATTCTTCGCAGCCTTTACAGATATGCAGCTAACGGCTGAAATGAGGCCGTTGATGATCACCCCGTAATAACGGCTCGGAAAGTAGGAGTAGTTTACCAGGACAATCTCAATGCCCCGGTAAACTTCAACTATTTTGTAGTGGGTGTTGCTACTCATGCCTTTGGTTTTTCAGCCTTCGCCCCCTCAGCCATTATAACCTCATACCTTTTTTTACCGGCTTCGATAAATGAAGCATCGGAAACGATGTAGGCGGGTGTTGTTTTCTTCAGGTCAGTAAGATCCTTTTTCGTTTCACACAAATTAAGGTTGTCGATTGCCGCCTGTAGTTCTTCGGGGGTGGGTTGCTGAATTTTTGCCGGTGCAGGGGCTTTTACCGCTTCCGATCTATGTTGAATATCATCAGAATGGGTATTATCTGAATCGTCAATCTTACCGGTGGCAACCATAAACGTATAAAGCAAAGCATACTTTAAAGCGTATGTTGTCGCTTTACCGGCTGACTTGTCCTGACTGTCAACACCATGACCATAACCAACTATTTCAATACTTTCCCCGCTTTCATGTGCGAGCAGGTATTTTGTTTTAACCTCTGTAAAAACATTTTGTTTCTGCTTTTCCCCGTATTGGGTATTTTCAGTCCAACGATCAATTTTTAAAACAGGCTCAATGCTTATCGGGAAAATACACAAACCGGCATCTTCCATCTCTTTACCAATTATCTGTTTTACATCCTGATCTGAAACGGCTTTAAATGAATTTGAACCAGTGCCAACCGTTGAATTTTTATCAATCCCTTTTACTTTTTTCATTACCGATATTACGGCTTTATACAACTTTGCGCTCATTGTGTTTTGTTTTTTGGTTTAAAAATATCTTTTCTGTTGCGGCCTGCCTTTCATGATCTGATACGGCAGTACGGTGCTGGATCTGAAATGCGCCCGTTCATCGGTTAGTTTGCCGCCGATTATCCAGTCTAATTCGGAGTTGACGTTGAACATTCCTGGTTTTGGTTTTTCGGGGGCTGCTTTGGTACGCTGCCTGCCGGTGGTGTTGCCTAAGTTCATATATTTTATTTTAATTGGTTACAAAATCAAGGGGCTGAATAAGACTAAACGCCCCGTATTATTTACCCTTAAAACTAACTGCGTGCTGGGGACAGGATTCGAACCTGTATGGTATGCGCCCGATTCTAACGTGCATCATACCTGCTATGCGTCTACCAATTCCGCCACCCCAGCGTATGCAGCCCAGTGCTTAACATTCACTAACCTGTTATGGTTATAAAGGGCTGCAATTAATTTTAACTTATCCTGCGTGAACAAGGTGGGGTAGTCATCAATAATTTCATCATATTGGCATGAATCAGTAACCTGATGTGTTCTGCCCGTTTCTTTTTTCTTAGCCTTTTCATGCTGCTTCGGTTTTATAATTAAGAAATAAAATGCTATCAGACCGGCGGCGGCTAACATTGGCAGCAAGCCGGTAAGGAGGTTAGTCATGTGATAATATTTGTTTTAAGTGTTCTATTTGGGCATCCCTTGCGGCATCCCATGCGGCATCCCTTGCGGCATCCCATGCGGCATCCCTTGCGGCAGACCTTGCGGCAGACCATGCGGCAGACCATGCGGCAGACCATGCGGCAGACAGTTCTTCTTCAGTAGCCTGCCCGTTGGCATATCTTTCCGCAACATCACAGGTATTGCTACATACTTCGCTTTCATTGCCAGGTATTGCCAGTACCCGCCTTGCACACCATACAGCGAATAAACGCAATTCACGGTCAGTTAAAAACTCATTACGCAATACCACCCACATCCTATCTTCAGCAGGGCAATCGGTAACATTTAAAATATCTATTGCCGTACCTTCCCAATTTTCGGGCAGGTATTTTGCAGGGTCATAACAAGGGCTAAATGCCCGGATTTCGTTAAGGGTTATTTTTTTCATAAATTACAATTATCTTTTTAATTACTAAATAATACAAGTCAGTGGCAGCGCATATTTCAGTAAGTGTCGCACCGTTGCGCCAATGCCCGATAACGGCAGATTTAAGCTCAGTATTCATCATCATAATTTTTATATTGTTGTTCAATATCCTGCCGTAACTGTTCCCGTTCAGCAGGGGTAAGGCTGTCAATCCACGCCCAGTTTGCAGCCAGTGAGGTTGTATGCTGCTTATAATTGCCGGACTGAATGAAACTATCCGGCTCCAGGCGGGCCTCTTCGTAGGCGAGGTAGGCTTTGGCGTTAAACGACATTAGCAGTAATTAAAAAGTTAGAAAATAAACGCTGCATAATATCCAGGTACTTCAACCTCAGTTCATCCTGCATCACTTTAAATGTGATTTCGTCAACAGGTTTGATCAGGCGTTCAAGTGTGGCGATATCGTTATCAATTTCGATGGCCCACTTCATAAGGGTAATTTGTTCTAAGAGTGTTTTGTTAGTCATTGTTTTAAGGTTTAATTGTTTGATGTGAGAACAAAGATAGTTGTTTATTCTGAATTACAAAATTTTTTATTAATTATTTTAAATTTGTTTATTTAACAAAAAAGTATTTATATTTGCGTATGGAAAAACAAACACGCAGAGGTCCAAAACTTAAAGACCCAAAAGATATAATAAAGCCAGTTACTATATGGGTAAAACAAAAGTATGTAACCAGGGCGCAACTTGCCTGTAATAAGATTGAGAAACAATACAGGTAAAAAATACTTATTTATATGATCCTTAATGGACATAGACCCTTTTGTATAATGGAAGATTCACATAAAAAAGCAACTGAAATGATTATTAAGTTACAAGACAAAAATGCTAAATTAAGAATAGCTATTTTAAAACTAACAACACTTTGCGACAATACAAAACAGCATCTTGTTAGTGAAATATGGGCGCAAAAAATAGGATATGCAAAACAAATTATTGAAGAAACAGAAAAGTAAAGGCGGTAAACGTGTTGGCTCTGGTCGAAAAAAAGCGGACTATGAAACAAAAACTATTTCTTTTCGTGTTCGTGTCGAGTTTGTCGAACCGATTAAAAAAATGGTGAAAGATTATGTTACGGAGAGACTGCAAGGTGACGCATAACGGCGATGTATTGCCGAAGAACGGCATAAGAAGACGAAAACGTGCTACTAAAAACGAGAGTAGATAAAAAGCAGAAACCGCCAACTGATAACATTCAAGCCGTTTTTTGGCAATACAGTGTTACAGGCAGGTGTGGGTTAATTTAAACAGATTTTAAAATGAAAAGAGAATTAGAAACAAAATTTTACGAGTTCAACCAAAACAATTCAGGTGGAAGTTTTGATGTTGATGAAAATGTTTGCCACCGAGTAATTATTGAAGCTATTGATGCAAAACACGCACAAAGCATATTTGAACCTATGATTGAAAATCAAAGTGGTTCTTGCCCTTGTTGTGGTGATAGATGGTCAAGTTACGACCCTGATGAAATTGAACTATCAAAATGGAAAGAAAAAGGCTATTCTGTTGGTGTTTATAGCCACTATAAAGATGCGGAAGAAAGATGGTTTAAATTATATGGTGAATTTCCAAGAATAGAAGAACCAACGTGGCAAAAAACATACAGTTCAAAAGAATTTAGAGGTAAAATTTACTTTGAAACTATTGAGCAATATTGTCAATTTATGGCAAACGCTTACGGATGGACTATTCCAGATATTCGTGTTCACTTTTTAGATGGTACAAAAAAAGAAATCTTCAAACTGGAAACAGTCAGTTAACACTTGCCTGTAACGGATGGTGCTATGAGCAGTAGCGGAATACGAGTGATAAACTTTCAAATTTAAACAAATGATAGAACGAGATACAAAACTTCAAATTACAGACGAACCCGCTATTTCTTATAGCACGTGTTATACGCCTGTGCTTTATTCTGTTAAACACCCAGCTACATATACTGATAGTTTTATTCCAAAATTTGCGGAATTGCTTAAAGATTGTAGTAATGTTTTAGACCCTTTTGGCGGGGTTGGTAAACTTGCACTTATTAAAGAATATGGATTTACCGGGAAAGTAGTTTGTAATGAATTGGAACGAGAATGGGCGGAAACGTGTAAATATAATGTTGATGAATGGCATATTGGAGATGCAGCAAACATGACTTGGGCGGAAAGCAATTCATTTGATGCAATATGCACAAGCCCAACCTACGGAAATCGAATGGCAGACCACCATAACGCAAAAGACGCAAGTAAGCGAATTACTTACAGGCATTGTTTAGGCAGACCGCTTGACGAACAAAATACAGGCAAAATGCAATGGGGTGAAAAATACCGACAAAAACACATTGAAATATACAGAGAGTGCTTGCGGGTATTAAAACCAAATGGACTAATGATTGTGAATGTTTCCGACCACATTAGAAAAGGGCAAGTTGTGAATGTGGTTGAGTGGCATAAAGAAACGATAATAAGTTTTGGAATGAAATTTATAGACGAAATTAAAATTGAAACGCCAAGAATGGGATTTGGGCAGAACGCTAAAAGCAGGGTGCAACACGAAAGCATCTTAGTTTTTAAATATTACGCCTAACGTAAAAGCATACCCGTAGGTGGGGATTTATAGCACTAACCTTCAAATTAGAACAAATGATAGATAATAGCACAAAACTTGATTTAAGCACTGAAGCCCCACTTGCGGGTATGCAGTGTTATAACCAGCCTTTTGTAGGAGGTTATTTTTCTCCCTACAAGGATGGCGACTGTAGAATATTAAAGCTCGTTAAAGAAGATGATAGATTTTATTATTTTGACGATTTATCGAAATACCCAAAGTCTTTACCGTGGTGGTGGTTTCAAAGAGAAAAACCTATTGAAGTAATAGAAACAAATGAACCGTTTATTTTCCCATACGAAAGCTATTCTTTATGGTCAAGGCAGTTAGCCGAAAGTTATAGCGTAAATGAATTGCAAAAAGTAGTAAATGAATGTGAAGGGTTGAGCGATAAATATGCAAAACAACACTTATCAGCTATTGAAGCGACAACATCAATGCAAAGTCAAAGCCAACGAAGAGCACACGCAAAAAACAATGTCGTTGGAAATTACGAAAAGAAAAGAGCATATAGTAATGCAATTGAATTGCATAGATATTATCCTGAAAGATGTAAGCGGTCTTTTTAAGGTTGGTTATAACGTTTTGCAGCTTGGCGCAGTTTGCGTTGGCTTGTGGGAAGGTAATTGCGCTAAGGTGCTGTTAGCAGTCTGGTTTTTAAACTTTTTGAGCGAGGAAATTATAAACTAAAATATAAAATGGAAAAACAAATAATACTACCTGAAAATGTAGAGCTTACTGAGGAAGTAAAAACGCTTTACAAAGACAAAGATGGCAAATACTACCTGAGCAAAGAAGGCGCACAGGAGAAGTTAGCAACGCATTTTAAATGTAAATGTGGTAACGGCATACGTGAGAAGTATAGAATATTTTGCGATGCTTGTGAGCCACCTGCAAAGCCTAAAGAAACGAAGGCGTGGGATGGCGAAAGTATGCTATATGTAAGCGATTTTGATAAATACTTTAGTGATGTAGAAGAAATTGAGGAGTATTGCGATATGGAAGAAATTGATAAGCATACTTTGACAATTTACATTTGCGATGGTAATTACCTGAATGAAGTAAACGAAGATTATTGGGAAGATGTATTTGCAGAAGATGGCGAATTGCCGAAAGAAATACGAGCTAAATTGGATGAGCTGAATAAGGCGATTAACGATTATAAAAAGCCTATGAGTTGGTCGCCATCAAAATATATTGCAAAATTTGAATGGAACGATTAACCCGTGCGCTGGCAGAAAAAAGTTTAAAAACTTGCTGCTAACTCATTAATTTACGAAACCAAACCAAAACCCAATATGGCAACAGCTTTAGGAATATGGTATATACAAATACCCAGCGGAATAATCGTTAACCCGATGGGGGAGGTTATAACACCAAAGGTTCATAACGGCAGTACCTTTGTTCTGATCAACAGAACCAGGAAACCAGTATCAAAATTGCCCCGGTTAGATTACCAGGCAGCAATGGAATTTAAAACGGTATTTTATGAATGAATTTATAGACTTTCTGCCACCGTTAAGACAACCCCGCAAACCGGTGAAGGCAAAGGTGAAGATGCCCGATTGGTGTAAACAGCGGTATCAACAGGCGCATGAAGCAAATTTTAATAAGGTTGCTAAAGCTGCCGGTCATTATTGCCAGCCTAATTACCCAGACTTTAATACTGCCAACGGTTTATCAAAAGGTATTGAGCAGTTTCTTTTATGGGAAGGGTGGAACGCAAAAGGTATAAGTAGTGGTGGCCGTTATTTAAACGGTAAATATATACCTGGAAGAACACGCCGCGGTGCTGCTGATCTTTCGGCAACAATTAAAGGAAAATCAGTACATTTTGAAATAAAAATAGGTAACGATACCGCTTCTAAATATCAATTAAAAGAACAAGCAAGGGAGATCAAAGCCGGCGGCCAGTATTATTTTGTAAAAAGTTTTGAACAGTTTTTAAATATTTATGACACACTTTAAACTAAATTAACCATGACAATGCAACACAAATTATTTGACAGAAAAATTGAATTTTTAAATGTAGAATCTGTAATAGGTTCAGGCTATGAAGTAGATGTAGCAAAACTTGCACTTGAAGATAAAATTGCATACAGGGCAGCACGGAAAAATATGCAGATACATTCTGCAATTATTTTAAAAATTGATGATGAATTTTCAGGTTTTTTTACTTACCAAATTAATCATGATGCAGGTGAGTTTTGCCTTTTGCAATCTGCAATGGATTTAAACAAAAAAGACAAAGTTATTTTAATTTAGAAAATACTATCGGGTATAGGTTAGCAAAGTTACAGGCTGAATTATTTAAAAACGATTCAATAATAGATACTATTTTTAGACCAAATAAGAACAGTACATGGATTTTATTAGGTATTATAAACGCAAAACATGGTATTTTTTTAGGCAAAAAAACTTTGGTAAGTAAGTATAATAAAAAAACTTATTCAGGTAAATGTAGTGCCTGCAAAGAAATGTGTGGCGTAAATATTGGTGCAAATATAAATCCTATCCCTTTAATTCAACAACTAACTTTACTATGACCAAAACAGAAAAATATATTGCCGCCCTCACCGCCGCCGCCGCCCGCCGGCAGTCAGACCCGGTGAAACGGCAGAAGATTATAGAAAAAATTAAGCAAATTAAAGACCGGAAATCCATAGCCGATTGGCTGGGAAAGTAGTATATTTGTAACAGCAACCAGGTAACGAAGTCGGAACCGATACCTGATTTATTTCAGCTTTAAAATGGCCTTGTAAGTTCCGACCTTGCGGGGCTATTTTATTTTTTATGATCTCAAACATTGAAGAAATAAAGGCAGCAGCAACCCTGGCTGATATTATTTCACCACACGTTAAGCTAAAAAAGACCGGCCCTAACCTTGTAGGCCTTTGCCCGTTTCACAGCGAAAAAACCCCGTCATTTACAGTAAGCGAAGCAAAGCAGATTTATAAATGTTTTGGATGTGGTAAGTCAGGGGATTCCATTTCGTTTTTAATGGAAGCACAAAACATGAATTACATACAGGCTATAAAATTTATTGCCGAAAAATATAAAATACCGGTAAGCGAAGATAAAAAGCAATACGATAAACCGGCGCAACGGCTGGAAAAATTACAGCCTGATACAATAAAGTATTTTGAAACCAGGGGCATATCAAATAACACTTTACTTCGCTTCAATATTACAGAGTGCATTGAATGGATGCCTAAAACAAACACAGAAACAAGGGCAATATGTTTTAACTACTTTAAAGATGAAACCCTTGTAAACATTAAGTTCCGGGCAAAGGATAAAGATTTTAAACTGGCAAAAAATGCTGAACTAATTTTTTATAACCTTGACAGCCTGCAGAATGAAACAACCGCCATAATAGTTGAGGGTGAGATAGATTGCCTTTCAATGTATGAAGCTGGTTTTTATAACGTGGTAAGTGTACCAAACGGGGCCGGAACCGGTAACCAGCAGCTTAAATATCTCGATAACTGTTGGCAGTATTTTGAAGATAAAGAAAGGATAATAATTTTTACAGACAATGATGAACCGGGTAACAATCTTAAACAGGAACTGGCCCGACGGTTAGGGAAAGACCGGTGTTATTCTGTAACATACCCAAACGATTGTAAAGATGCAAACGATGTTTTATTGAAGCATGGTAAATTAATGATCAATTCAATTATTGATCAGGCCCGGCGCTGGCCTATTGATGGAGTTATGACAATGGATGACGTTTACCCGCAGGTTTGTGATTATTACCTTAACGGTTTGCCGCCTGGGGATGCAGCAGGTATATCTGGGTTTGATGAACTTTGCACATTTGGCAATGGCCTTGTAACGGTTGTAACCGGCGCGCCAGGTAGCGGCAAATCTGAATTTTTAGATTATATTACAGTTTCTTTGGCCCGGCGCCATAATTGGAAATTTGCAGTTTGCTCATTTGAAAACCCAGTTGCAATTCATATCACAAAGTATATGGAAAAATTTATCGGCAAATCTTTTAATTTCCGCAAAGATTATGCACACCGGATGAACACAGATGAATTTGAGGAAGCAATCGGTTTGACAGATATGTACTTCAGCTTTTTAAATATTGCTCAAATCGATGTTTCAATACAGGGTATAATAACCAAACTTACTGAAATTGTAAAGCGCTCCGGCATAAGGGGTGTTATTATAGATCCCTGGAATTACATTGAACATAAAATACCGGCAGGATACACAGAAACACAATACATAAGCGAAGCATTAACACTAATAAAGGAGTTTGCCGTTAAAACCGATACCCATGTTTTTATTGTTGCACACCCCCGCAAACTGCAAAAAGACAACACAGGTCAATTCCCGGCAGCTACACTCTATGATATTGCAGGATCTGCACACTTCTTTAATAAAACCGATAATGGTATTTCAATCCACAGAAGCCATACCGAAAACAGGGTTGATGTGCACATTCAAAAAATAAGGTTTTACTGGCATGGCAGGTTAGATTATTGCTCATTTACATTCGATTCATTCACTCGTAAATATATTTCAATATGAAAAAAGAGGCTTATTACTTTTCGCATGATGCAAATGCCCAGGATGATCCAAAATTAATGCTGCTTATTGAGCAAATGGGTATGGAAGGATTTGGTATTTTTTGGGCTTTAATTGAAAAATTAAGGGCCGAAAGGGACTATTCTTTACCCTTGTCAACCCTGCCAGCTTTTGCCCACAGATGGCACACTTCTACCGAAAAAGTGCAAACAGTTGTGAAAAATTACGGATTGTTCAAAATAGTTCGGGAAAACTTTTTTTCTGTTCGGTTAAGAAATTCAATGTTAGAAAAGTCAGAACGTGCAAAAGCCTCAATATCAGCACGTTGGAGTAATACGAACGTATTACAACCGAAATACAAACGTATTACAAATGTAATACAAAACGATACTATTAAAGTAAAGGAAAAGAAAGTAAAGGAAAATAATTTGCCTGTCGACGATTTAGGTTTTATCCCGCCCCGTGATGGTATGGTTTTATAACTTTTTGCTTTTTCCCGAAAAACCCCTTAACTTAGCGGTATGGCAAAGGCAGCGAAAACAGAGGACACTACGGAACGGCAAAAGCTGTTTGCGTATGCTTACTTCAACAACGGGGGTAACGCAGCTCAGGCGGCAATAGAAGCCGGTTATAGTGAAGCTACTGCACCTCAAATAGCTTCAAGGCTGTTAAAATACGTTAATGTTGCAGCATTGCTTGAAGAATTGAACGATAAATTAAAAGAGAGGGCAATAGTAACAAAAGAGAGAATTGCCGCAGAATTGGCTAAAATTGGCTTTAGCGACATTAGGCAGGTATTTGATGAATCAGGGAACTTAAAACCAGTTCACGAAATTACAGACGATGCCGCCGCTGCTTTAGCGGGTGTTGAAGTTGATAAGCTATGGGGCAGTACTCCCGAAGGTAAAGCGCCTATTGGTGAAACTAAAAAAGTTAAGATGTGGGATAAGTTGAAGGCACTGGCACAACTTACCGATCTTTACGGGTATAATGCACCAACCAAAGTTGCCCAAACCAACACGGCGGGGGAGGATGTACAACCGATTACTCAGGTGCAGATAGTACCGCCAACGATTACAAATGAAGAATGAAAGCCACAATAGTTTTTCAAAAGATATGGAAGGCTGTTCATGCCACGAATGAAGACGGCACCCGAAAGTATAAATACATTTTTCTACCAGGTTCTTCCAGGTCATCAAAAACATATAGCTGCATTGACGTTTACGATCTTTATGCAAAATCAAACCGAAATAAAAGGTTAACAGTTTGGCGCGATACAAAAACCGATTGTAAAAAAACCGTACTTAACGACACATTAAAGCACCTGAAGCAAACAGACCGGTACAAGCACCTTAAAGCATATAACAAAACTGAATCAATACTGCAGTACCATACAGACAGCACATTTGAAATTCACGGAACGGATGATGAAGATACCGTACACGGACTTACCCAGGATGCAGCATGGTTAAATGAGCCGTACAATATCAGCCGCGAAGTTTTCGACCAGATAGACCAGCGAACCAGTGATTTTATTTTAATTGACCTTAACCCAAAACAAGGGCATTGGAGCGACGATCTAAAAAAAGATACCCGCTGCATAACTATTCACAGTACGTTTTCAGATAACCCATTTTGCCCGGATGAACAACGGCGTAAAATATTATCTTATCAACCCGTATCAATGTCCAGGGCGGTAACTGAGGGGATATTGACAGAACAACAGGCGTTAACATACGATGTTGCCACAAACCCGGCAAACATACCCCAGGGGCGTTTAAATGAGTTAATCCGCTGTTTAGATAACCAATATAAAAACACGGCAAATAAATTTAATTGGGAGGTTTACGGATTAGGTTTAAAATCTGAAAGGCCTAACCGTATTTTGCACTTTACTGAAATACCAGACAGCGAATATCATGCCTTACCGCATACAAAATATTACGGCAATGATTGGGGAGTAGTTGACCCGTGGGGAATATTAGAGGCAAAGTACCATGACGGATGCCTTTACCTGCACGAGTTGAATTATGCCAGCGAAAACGAAATCCGGGCAAATCTTACCACAACTGAATTAATGCAGATCAACGCCGCTGAAGAGGGAATCGTTAAATGGAAGTTTGGTAAATTAGGCATACCACAAAACGCGGTAATTGTTTGCGACAACAACCGGCCTTTAAAGATCATAGCACTAAGGGAGGCGGGCTGGGAGTATGCCGTTGCTGCCACAAAGGGAGCAAACAGCATAATTGATGGGCTTGATCTGCTTTGCAATTTAAAAGTATTTTACACCGCTTCCAGTCTTAACCTAAAATATGAGCAGGAAAATTACAGCAGAAAAGTTGACCGGTTTGGTACGGTATTGGAAGAGCCTGAAGATATGGATAACCACCTGGCAGGCGACCCCGCGCGGTATGTTGCTTTATTTTTGCAAAGCGAAGGTATTATCCGAAAAGTTTAGTATATTCGATTTCTCATAAGCAATCGTTTAAGGTAACCGGCTCCTGTTTCCACAGGGGCTTTTTATTTTTTATTTGTAATTGCCGAAATAATTATTACCTTAACGGGTTACCGCCGGGGGATGCAGCGGGTATACCCGGCTTTGATGAACTTTGCACATTTGGAAATGGCCTTGTAACGGTTGTAACCGGCGCACCTGGTAGCGGAAAATCTGAATTTTTAGATTATATTACAGTTTCTTTGGCCCGCCGCCATAACTGGAAATTTGCAGTTTGTTCATTTGAAAACCCGGTTGCAATACACATAACAAAGTACATGGAAAAGTTTATCGGCAAATCTTTTAATTTCCGCAAAGATCATGCACACCGGATGAACACAGATGAATTTGAAGAAGCAATCGGTTTAACAGATATGTACTTCAGCTTTTTAAATATTGCTCAGATCGATGTTTCAATACAGGGTATAATAACAAAACTTACCGAAATTGTAAAGCGGTCCGGTATAAGGGGTGTAATTATAGATCCCTGGAATTACATTGAGCATAAGATACCTGCGGGGTACACAGAAACTCAATATATCAGCGAGGCATTAACACTCATAAAGGAATTTGCCGTAAGGACCGATACCCATGTTTTTATTGTTGCCCACCCCCGCAAACTGCAAAAAGATAACACAGGCCAATTCCCGGCAGCTACACTCTATGATATTGCAGGATCAGCACACTTCTTTAATAAAACTGATAATGGTATTTCAATACACCGCCACCATACCGAAAACAGGGTTGATGTACACATACAAAAAATACGATTTTACTGGCATGGCCGGTTAGATTATTGTTCATTCACATTCGATTCATTCACTCGTAAATATATTTCAATATGAAAAAAGAGGCTTATTACTTTTCGCATGATGCAAATGCCCAGGATGATCCAAAATTAATGCTGCTTATTGAGCAAATGGGTAT